AGTGAACTTAGATAACTTGTTCCGTCACATGCAAAACCCCACAATTAACCCGACGGCCCGGATAGAGTTCCAAAAAATGCTCAACAAGATGGGCAGGTTGGAACCGGATACCAAGTTGGATACCGGTGGAGGTGGCCCACAGGTGGTCATCAACATAACGCGTGCCAAAGATCAGTCCGATGCCATCACCATCGAAGGTCAAACGGTAGACGATGCAACATGAGATAGACTTTGAGGTCATTGAGAGCCTAGATGACTTCTTTTACTCCGAAAAGTTCATATCCTTGGCGGTAGGACCAGTCGGATCGACCAAAACTACGGCTGGTATTATGAAAATCCTGCACCATGCGGCACGAATGGCCCCGTGTAAGGACGGAATTAGGCGTTCTAGGACCATTTGGGTGCGAAATACGCGAGAACAGCTGCGAGATACGTCGATTCCTGACTTTTTGAAGTGGATTCCTGATGGAATTATGGGGTCTTTCCTCAAAACTGAGTACAAATTCGTCCTAAAAGTGGGTGATATTGAGTGCGAAGTGCTGTTTCGGGGGCTAGATGACGCCAATGACGTGCGTAGATTGCTGTCATTACAGGCTAGTTTCATCATATTTGACGAATTTAGAGAGATTCACCCCGATATTTACAACGCAGCCCAAGGTCGTGTGGGCCGGTATCCCGACAAAATGATGAACGGGGTGGGGTGTGTAAGCGACGATGGGAAGCAGAATATGCACATTTGGGGTATGACGAACCCCCCTGATATGGATACTTTTTGGGAAACTTTGCTCACAGAGCCGCCTGACAACGTGCATGTAACCATACAACCGTCTGGGCTTTCTCCCGAGGCCGACTGGACGAAGTTCTTACCTGACGACTATTATGACAACCTCGCGCAAGGGAAAACTGAGGACTGGATCGACGTGTACATACACGCTGAGTTCGGCAAGTCGCTCAGTGGGCAGCCCGTGTTCCGTTCGTTTGACCGGTCGGCGCACTCCTCAGATGAAGAGTTGACTCCCATGTTCAGCGACAGTCCGCTCCTCATAGGGATCGACGCGGGGTTGACCCCAGCTGCGGTGATCGGCAGCGTGACGCACGACGGGCGACTGGTCGTGTACGACAGCCTGATCTCCGATGGCATGGGCGCGTTGAGGTTCGTGCGTGAGAGGCTCAAACCCCTGTTAAGTAATAAATTTCCGGGGCGTCGAGCGATAGTTATCATAGACCCCGCCGCGTTCCAGCGTGTCCAGACGGACGAGAGAACCGTGGCGGATATATACAAGAACGAGGGGTTCGTCGTGAAGCCCGCGAGGACCAACTCAATCGCGGCGCGTATCGCTGCGGTGGAGAAATATCTGACCCGAGTGGTAGACGGTAAGTATAGCTTCGTCGTCGACGGCGTTGGAGCGTCGTCGTTGGTGCAGGCGTTGGCCGGGAAGTATCGGTACAAGATCAACACGAAAGGGGCGCGGGACGAGAAGCCCGAGAAGTCTCACCCGTGGTCGGACGTCGCCGACGCCTTTCAGTATATGTGCCTACACGCCGACGGCGGTGAGACCTTCGGGGCAAGCACATGGTCGACGCAGCGCAAAGAGGTTGTTCGGGTCTCCTCGAGCGGCTGGACCTAATCTGTTGACGTGTTAACACATAGGTGTTACCGTACGCATGACGTCACAGGTGAGATTATGATATGGCGCTAGGCCCAGCCCTAATTCCTGTTGCACGTGCTTCTGATCTTGAGGCACAGGCGCAACGTGCTTCTGATGAAAAACAAAACACCCCTATGGTTCAAGGGTTGTCTTCCCACGTCCACAAACGCTGGGAAGTAATGCGGGATCACCACCAAGACAATTTAGAAGAGCGTCTTGCACAGTGCGTTCGCGCTCGGAATATGGAGTACGAACCTGCGAAACTTGCTGAAATACAGTCGCAGGGCGGCTCAGAAATCTTTATGGGTATCGTTAGTGCTAAGTGCAGGACTGCTACTGCTTGGCTGCGAGATACGCTTTTAGGCGTCGGTACAGATAAACCGTGGTCTCTTAGCGCGACGCCTATCCCAGAGGTGCCACCGGACGTAACTCAGGCGATGCAGAATATCATGCAGCAGAACCTGATGCAGTACTACGACGCGGGTGGAGAACCGCCAGCGGACTTTGAACTTAAACAGCTTGCGTCGGGCATGAAAGATACGGCCATGCGGTCCATGAAGTTCGAAGCGGAGAAGCGCGTCGAGCGGATGGAAACCAAAATGGAAGACCAGATGCTTGAGGGCGGCTTCACCAAGGCGCTGTTCGAGTTCACTAACGACATAGCCACATTCCCTTACGCCGTCCTTAAAGGGCCGATACCACGCAAACGCAAAGCGATGAAATACGTTGAGGGCGGACTGGGCGTTGTAGATGTACTTCGTGACGAGTGGGAACGTGTAGACCCGTTCAAATTCTACTGGATGCCGTGGGGTGATGATATTCACTCGATGCCGGTTGCAGAATTACACCACCTGACACGAGAAGACGTTGAGAATATGCTCGGTGTCGAAGGTTATGATGAAGACGCAGTGCGTTCTATCCTTAGCGATTTTGGTTCGGGCGGGTTCAGTTGGTTAGATCACAACGACGATCTCATGGAAGACGCCACAGGGCAGGATTTCGACGAGGCAAACACAGATTTAGTAGCGGCGCTACAGCTTTGGGATACAATCCCTGGCGATGTTTTACTCGAATGGGGACTAGGAGAAGACGAGGTCGAAGACCCACAAAAGTCTTACCCCTGCGAAGTATGGATGATTGACAATATTGTTGTTCGTGCGGTGCTTAACTATGATCCACTAGGGCGCAAGCCTTACTACATGACATCCTTTGAAAAGGTTCCGGGCCGTATCGACGGCAACGGGGTCGCCGACCTTTGTATGGACGCTCAGAATATGTGTAACGCCGCTGCTCGGGCGCTTGCAAATAATATGGGCATCTCATCCGGTCCACAGGTCGGCGTTAATATAAGTCGTCTCCCCGCTGGCGAGGACATCACACAGATGTATCCTTGGAAGATTTGGCAGTTTCGACAGTCAGATTTTGCGGATTCGACGCCGCCAATGAGCTTTTTCCAGCCGAACTCTAACGCTGCCGAGCTTATGGGTGTTTTTGACCGCTTTATGGCGATTTCAGATGAAGTTTCCGGTATCCCTCGTTACATGACCGGGCAACACGTTCCGGGCGCAGGGCGTACGTCCTCGGGGCTGTCTATGCTCATGTCGAACGCTGGTAAAAGCATCAAACAAGTTATTAGCAACATCGACCACGATGTTATGCGTCCCATGCTAGAACGCCAGTATCAAAGAAATTTAAGGTATTCAGATGATCCAGACCTTATCGGCGATGTTCAAATCGTTGCGACGGGCGCAATGTCGCTTGTCGTTAAAGAAGCGGAAGCTGTTCGTAAGACTGACTTCCTCCGTCTTATATTGGAAAGTCCTGTTGCACAGCAGATTGTTGGCCTACCGGGTACAGCTGAATTACTCCGAGACCTCGCGGGTAACCTTAACACCAATGTTGATCGTCTTGTCCCTTCTCGAGAAGATGTTCAGAAGCAGCAAGAATTAGCTCAGCAACAGCAAATGATGATGCAGGAAATGCAACAGCAACAGCAAGCTGCTCAGCTGCAAGAAGACGGCACTCCGATGGGCGGGCGTCAGGACAATACAATGAGTCCGCGTCCAAACGGACAGTAGTATGTGCATGTGTTGACACGTTAACACCTTTAGAGTAGATTTTCCTTATGATTGACTTGAATCTTTGTGACCAGCAGCACGTAAAAGCTCTGCTGAGACTTAAAGAAACAGGTGAAACGGCTCTGTTAGGTCTTTTTAAGGCTGAAGCCGAGTTAGCCAAAGCTCGTCTAGTGAGCGCAACCGACACGGTAACACTCCACCGGTTGCAAGGACGCGCAGAAGCATTTGAAGACTTACTGACGTCGGTTGAATTGGCGGCGAACGTAATTAACCGCTCGTAAGAGCAAAATGAAGCACACCAAAGACGGGAACAGCCTACCTACGGGCGCTGTGAAACAGAGTTGGTGCTTTGAGGAGAAACCATATGGCGTTGCCAAAGCAGGTACAGGCCCAGATTGCCGAAATTGAAGCGTACGAAAAATCGTTAGAAGCCCAACACGAACCTCAACCCGAGGAGTTGGATACGGAAGCGGAAGTAGTAGCGACGATTGAAGCAGCACCCGAACTTGCAGAAGCGAAGCCAGCTGACACGTCACCAACGGACGTAGAGGAAGAGACTTTTAAGCAAAAGTACAAAACCCTCACGGGTAAGTACGACGCTGAAGTTCCAAGGTTGCACCAACAGGTGCGCGAGATGACCGAGGAAAAAAAGAAACTCCGAGAGGAGTTAAGCGCGCTTAAAGTTGAACCGACAAAGCCGAAGGAGAAAGTCAGTTTAGTGACCGACGCAGATCGAGCCGAATTTGGTGAAGAACTGCTGGACGTTCAGCGCCGAGTTGCGCAGGAAGTCTCTCAAGACTACGAGGGTCGACTTGAACAGCAAGACGCGGTTATCAAGAACTTGCAGGACGAACTTGCAAAGACGGGTAGCCAAGTTGGAGAAGTAGGATTTAGTCAGAGGCTTAACCAAGCTGTACCTGATTTCCCACAGATCGACAACGATGAGCGTTGGGTAGCGTGGTTAAATGAGCATGATCCTATGCTTAGAGGCCCACGCAGAGTTCAAGCACAGCAGGCGTTTGATGCCGGTGACGTAGAAGCCATAGCCCACTATGTGCGCCTTTGGAAAGAAACGTTA